AAGACAAGAATGATCGTTATCTTCTTCAAGATTCAATTACATCTGCATCTGGTAAAGCGTTCCTTGGACATCCAGTATTCGTTGTTTCTGACGCAACACTTGGCGCTGACGGTGAAGCTAAAGCGTTTATCGGTGATATCCAACGTGCTGTACTCTTTGCAGATCGTCAAGAATTGGGTCTCCGTTGGACTGATAACGAAATCTACGGCCAATACTTGCAAGCAGTTGTGCGCTTCGACGTTAAGAAAGCAGATGCGAAAGCTGGTTACTTCGTAACTATGCCCTAATACTCCCCCGATTAGTGGGGGTGTCTCACGGTCAGCGGTAACTCTAGCAGTACCAACCGCAAGTAACACCAAGTCGGAAATTCAAGCGTATTTAGATAGCAAGGGCATTTCTTATAGTGCATCTCAAACGAAAGAGCAATTACTGGCCTTGATTGGAGGTTAGAAATATGAGTGTTTCAACCGCATTATTAGAGAGTGTGAAACTCTATTGTAAGATTGACTATGATTTTGAAGATGATTTGCTAGAAGAGATGATTGAAGGTGTACAAGAGCAGATATGTTTTGCTATTGACAATGATGTAACGCCTTCAGATCTTGAGCAATACGCTAAGTTTAAGCTTGCGGTTAAGAAGCAAGTGAAAGAAGAATACGAACATCGTGGGCTTTCAGCGGACACAATGAGGTATCCGCTGGCGAACGGTGTTCTAAATATTATCCATCAATTAAGAACACGGAGGGAACTTGATGATAACAAGAAAAATGAATCATAGAGTAACATTCTTCCGTGAAATTGGAGGTCAGAATGAAGACGGAGAGGTTATCTCTCCTATTCGTGAAGAACTCTACACTTGCTGGTGCGAAATCGCCAAAACATCGTTGAAAGATTTTCAAGAAGGGGCTAATAGAACTGCTAGCGATAAAGCTAAAGGTGTTTTATCCTCCACTGAATTAAAAACCTTGTATGTGCGACATCATCCAAGACGGCCTTTTGATTCTTCGGATCATGTTGAATTGAATGGTCTCGAATATGACATTGTATCGGTTGATAGCGATGAATCATCGTTTGATATGGATAAGGTCAGCATTAAGAGAAGAACATGACAAAAGGTTTGGATGGAATTTTAGCTAAACTAACTGAATTGCAAGTGAAAGCTCCAAAGGTTGCACGTTCGGCAGTCGGAGAGGTTGCAGATCAGTTTGAACAAGCATTAAAAGGCAATACACCAGTCTATTATGTCATGGACGGTATGCACGCAAGAGATGACACACGAGTCACTAATTTTAAAGGTGGCGACCACGGCTTAATCTCAAAAGATATCGGCTATGGTCGTGCTACTGGCTGGCGTATTCACTTTCCAGATGATGGAACGAAATACCAAGCCAGTCAAGGTTTTGAGGAAAAGACAATCAACGAAATGACACCAAAAGCAAGAGAAATATACGCATCAAAAGTAAAGGAGGGGTTAGGCTTATGACGATTGAAACAACAGCTTATAAGCTATTGAGTGCTAGCACAGAGCTAAATAACTTAATGGATAAGCTACGAGGCAAGAAGTTTGGTCTTGGATTTAAACAAGGTATTTTCACTTTTGAAATCCCGGAAAGACCTACAAACCTTGTTAGCAAAGAATTAGCCCCTTTTATGCGTATCTATCCAACGTATGAGAATGCGGTTGAATATGCAGATGATAAGAGCATATCTACTGAAGAACGCATTACCATCAACTTTTGGTGCGAGAGTGTAAAACAGTCTGAACAGATTGCTGAATTGATGGATAAGATTTTAGAGGATAACGGCTTTGAACGTTACACAACAAACGAATTGCCACGATATAGAAATACGGATATTGACTTACTGGTTAACGTAAGGAAGTATCGGCTATTTACGTGGCAGTTAGAAAAGTTAGATTAAAGAAAAGAGGATATTAAATGTCTAAAGTAAAATTTGGTTTGCGTGATTTTGAATTTGGTGAAGTAAACGCAGAAAACAAAGTACCAACTACTATGAAATTGCCGGGTATGAAATCAGCTAAGATTGATATCACGAATGAACTTGTAACGATTGCAGCGGATGACGGCCCATACGTAGTATTGTCATCTGGTATTACTGGTACACAATTAGAAATTTCTGTACTTGACTTGCCAACAGAAGCACGTAAGGTACTATACGGTATCACAGTTAATAAAGGTGTCGAAATCTACAACAAGACTCTTACACCTAAAGATGTAGCTTGTATGTTCCGTATTTCAACTGAAGATAACAAAGGTATTTGGATTGGATTGCTTAAAGGTAAATTCTCTCTACCGGGTCTTGAAGCAGAAACAAAAGATGGAACACCAGATCCAAAAGCGGATAGCGTAACTGGTAACTTTGTTGCCCGTGGTGATGATGAAAACGGAAACGTTCTTGTCATTGGTCGTGAAGATAACGCTGAATTTGTTTTGGCAGACTTCAAGAAAATGGTATTCCCAACTGCCTAATTGCATAACATGAAAGCATGAGTATAAACTCATGCTTTTTATTTTTATTAATTTTCCAATAAGGAGTGAGAGAAATGTTTGAAATTAAATTGCTAAAGGGTGGTGTTGAGAAAGAATTTTCGAAAGCCTATGTGACCGTAGAAGATAATCTACTAGCGGTTGAACATCAAGTACGCCAAACGGCACTAACTCAAAATGATAAGTTATTTAACAATCCAAAAGAACATCGAAAAGTAAATGAAGCTTATTTACAAATGTTTGTTGATATGTATGGTAATCAATTTACGGTTGACGACTTGCGACAAGCTAAAGTTGATGTTTTGGAGGAATTAGAAAAACTCTATCTATCTGCCCTTGGTATCAAATTAGATGAGGAAGATAAGGAAGAAAAAAAGAAACAATAACCCCCGAACAGGCTAGAGATAGCCTTTTAGCGTGGGTTCAACAGTTGATGTCTAATGGATACACGATAACAGAAATTAAGAAGCTGAAGACAAGCGATCTTGAATTGATGGTTCGTGCGATGGAGACGCAAGTAAAAGAAACTGAGAAAGAAACTACGCTAGACAAAGCATTTCCACTCTTATTTGGATAGAAAGGGGGATAAATGGCTAGTAATTTAGGTGAACTAGTCGCAACGGCTTCCTTAGACATAGCGCCTTTTGTCGGTAATACAAAACAGCTTAGTATGTACATGAGAGGGCTTGACAAGTCCTTGAATGCTATGGAAAAAAGCTTTAAAAATGCCGGGAATGGTGCTAAAAACTTAGGCGGTATGCGTACTGTTTTAGCAGAAACTGGTAAGAGCATACAAGCCTATGAAGGTATTCTGAAGAAACAGACAGATCATTACAATGAGTTAAAAAGTAAAATTGGTGACTTTGGTACAGCAAGCGCAAAAAACAAAGAAGACTTGCTAAGTGCTAGAAACGCCATGCTCCAAACTGCCACTACTATTTCAGACTTGAAAAATAGGTATGTGGAATTAACCAGAGAAATCAATATCCAATCGTCATCATGGACGAAGATTGGAAGCAATCTAACATCATTCGGAAATCGAATGAAGGACATCGGTACTAAAGTTAGCGGTGTCGGTTCAGCGCTTACTAAAGGTGTTACTGCTCCATTAGTAGCTGGTGCTGGGATTGCAATCAAGGCGGCAATGGACTACGAGAGTGCCTTCGCTGGAGTACGTAAGACAGTGGACGAAACTGCCACAACATCTTACGAGAGGTTATCAAACGGCATCCGTAACATGGCTAAAGAAATGCCAGCTAGTGCTGTGCAGATTGCAAAAGTGGCTGAAGTGGCTGGACAGTTAGGGGTTAAAGCAGATAGTATCTTGTCATTCTCTAAAACCATGATTGACATGGGAGAGTCTACTAACTTGAGTGCCGAAGAGGCGGCAACTGCAATCGCTAAAATCGGTAATGTCTTAGGCCTTACATCTAAAGACTACTCACGTTTTGGTTCAAGCGTGGTTGATTTAGGTAATAACTTTGCAACGACTGAACGAGATATTGTTGAAATGACAAATCGTTTGGCGGCAGGCGGTAAACTCGCTGGGCTTACTGCACCAGAAATTTTAGGTCTTGCAACTGCAATGAGTAGTGTCGGTATCGAGGCTGAAGCTGGTGGTACTGCAATGACCCAGACCCTTACCGCAATCGGAAAGGCAGTATCTGGGGTTGGTAAAGGCGCTACTGAAAAATTAGAGACTATCGCTAGTGTGTCTGGTATGACCGCTGAACAGTTTTCGAGAGCTTGGAAAGAGAAACCATCACAAGCATTACAATCCTTTATTAAAGGCTTACAGAAAGCCAGTGATGAGGGTAAGAACATGGATGGTATCCTTGGCGAACTTGGTATGACTGGTATCCGTCAAGGGAATATGCTGAAATCATTAGCATTATCATCTGATAAAATGACCGATGCAGTTAATCGATCTAATAGGGCTTGGAAAGAAAATTCGGCCTTAACGAGCGAAGCTCAAAAGCGTTACGAAACAACCGAATCTCAACTTAAAATTTTTAAGAACAAACTCACTGATATTGCTATTGAATTTGGAGGCCCATTATTAAAGGCCTTAAGCAGTGGCTTGGATGCTGCTAAACCTTGGTTGACTACGTTGTCTGATATGGCTAAGAAATTTAGCGAAATGTCCAGAGAGCAACAACAGAATGTCATTAAGTGGGGCTTGATGGCTGCTGCAATCGGCCCAGCATTGAAATCGCTAGGTGGTGACCTAAGTATTATCAGTGGATTCACTAAAGGCCTTGGGACTATTGCTAGTGGCATTGGTAAATTCTCTGGTATCTTAAAGACATTTAAAGATGCTGGATCAATCGCTGGCGGATTCAAGGCTTTATCTGCTGGAATTGGTGGAGTTGGAACGGCTACGGCTGAAGCTAGCACAAGTGCTGGATTGTTATCATCTACCATAGCTACACTTGGTAGTGTGCCGACGTGGGGTATCTTATTGGGTGGTACAGCCTTATTAGGTTTAGGTTACATCACTAAAGAAATCACTGAAGCGAATGAGCGTACACAACGTTGGGGGACATCTGTATCTAAACTTCAAGACGAACAATTAGGTAGTTTTAAAAACAAAGTCGATGAAGCGAATAAGGCTATGGTTGACTTTGGGGCAACCGCTGGCAATGTCGATAATGTCAAGGCTTCTTTTGAAAAACTCAACAGTGAGATTGACAAGCTGATCGATGAGAAGAAAGAGAAGTTGCAAGCTCTCGCTAAAGAAGTCGGTATGAGTGAGGAGGTTCGTAAGAACCAAGAAGAGCAACTCGAACAAACCAAAGTAAATGTCCGGAATATGACCGAAGAGGTTGGTCGTATCTACCAAAATGCTAAAGAGCAACATCGTGATTTGACACGGGAAGAAGGTGCAATAGTATTAAACGCTCAAAATCAAATGATTAGCGAGCAATTAGACTTATTGAATATTTCCAAAGACAAGAAAACAGCCATCATGAAAGCCATGAATGGTGAAGTTAAAAGCCTCAATGAGCAACAACGACAAGAAGCCTTGGATGTCGTGTGGAATTGGATTCAAGAGGAAAATAAACTTTATGACAAACGCAAGAAAGCTATTGAGGAAGCTTACAAAGGTGCTACTAGTGTTGAGGCACTAAAAGAGAAACACCAAAAACTGGAAGCGCTCGAAAATGAACACGTTGGTAAAATGGAAGCTTACCAACAGAAATATTTTGAATTAGAAAAGAACTTCCTAGACAATTACAAAGGTAGATGGACTAAAGAAGCCATAGGAGGTGCTAAATCCCGTATGGCTGCATTGGGTCTTGATGTCAAACAGTTTGAAGAGTATATGCGTACTGCTGCTGACACGGTGAAAACATCGTCTGGTATCGTTGCAAAATCTCTAACAAATATGAGCCAAGAAACCGCTGAAGCCAACTTGATCTGGAACTCACTTGTTTTTGACGATAAAAAAGGTGAGGTCAAAACCAATGCAGTAGAAGAAGTGCAAAAGGCCCTTGAAGCAGAAGGCGGATGGGAATCTATGCAGTTTGTACTTAAAAATGCAAACCTTGAAACCAACGCTAAGATGGTTATTGGTCAAGCACTGGTAGAAGCCGGCAAATGGGATAGCTTGACCGTTGAGGAAAAAGAACTTGTGTTAGATGGACACAAGGGAATGCAAGCGATCCTCGAAAACAAGGAAGCCCTTGCTCAATGGAACGCCCTACCAGCGGAAGCAAAAGAACTTCTAATGAAGAATGAGGCATTCCTAAACTCTGGGAATCTCGCCATTTCTACCTTGCAAAAATGGAATCAGTTGACCCCAGAGGAAAAAGAACTTATCGCTAAAGATTTAGCAACTGGTGAAGTGACTAAGATCCAACAAGCCCTTAACTTGCTTGTCGGTATGAACCCTAATATCCCAATCAATGCTCAAGATAATTCAAGCAAAGTCATTTCTCAAGTGATGAATGACATCTTGAATATTCCTAAAGAGACCAACACTAATATCAATGCTGACCCATCAAGTGCGGTTCAAGGTAAGGACACAGCCATTCAAGCATATAGTGAAGTAAATGGCTACCAAGTGCCTACTAAGCAAATTACTGCTGACTCTACCAATGCAGTAAACGCTGGGCAGTCTGCCATCAATAAGCAGAATGAGTGGAATGGTCTTGGAAGTCCTATGAAGTATATTACTGGTGATTCGTCCAGTGCAGTAAATGCTGCTAACTCAGCAAGCGGGGCTATTCGCTCTGTACCGACTAGCTGGCATACGACTATCACAGCCACAGAAGTAGTCAATCGTGTTGTCAACTCATTCTCAAGAGTATTTGGACACAAAAACGGTACAAACTACCACCAAGGCGGTCTTGCGATGGTCAATGACCAAGAAGGGCCGATGTACAAAGAGTTGGTCACTCTGCCAAACGGACGTAGCTTCATTCCAGATGGTCGTAACGTAGTCTTAGACCTTCCAAGAGGTTCAAAAGTCTTACGTGCCGGATTGACTAAGAACTTGATGAACTCGTTAGGTATGCCAAACTACGCTAATGGTGTTGGATGGGAAAAATCCAAGATCGCAAATATCACACAACGGATCAAGAATGTTAACGAATGGAAAGAGGGACATACTAGTAAGGATGTCACTCCATTCTTAGAAGAGTTGATACGACAAGTGAAAAATGGCAATCAATCAGAACGACCAAATCAAAACTATACACTAAATGTAAATAGCAACGGTAACGGTCAAGAGTTGACACCAGAATTTATGAAGAAACTGCTGAGAGAATTAGCATACTACACTAATCAAGAAGGAGGGAAATTAGCTTGACGACATTTACTTTTAATGGAAAAACAAATACAGAATTTGGCTTACGGGTAGCAGAAGGCAAGAAGATTTCCACTTCCGGTCTTGATGTGGAACGTGTGGCAGTACCCGGCAGAGACGGTGAGTTATTGATAAGTAACAACCGTCTTAATTCTGCTGAATTGAGCTTCCCAGTGAATTTTGTAAAAGAAAAGGGCTTAATTGCTACGGAAGTTTATAAAATTTCCGAGTGGTTAAGCGCTGAGGGCTATAAGGATTTAACCATCTCTTATGACCCAGATTTCATCTATCGTGTAGCATACCTCGAAACGTTTAGCATTGAGGAAACCATGCGACAGTTTGGTAAAACAACAATCAATTTTGTGTGCTATCCAGTCAAATTCTACAAGCAAGGCCGTGCAACTCAAACCCTTTCAAACGGTGCGACTATCAACGGCTTAGGCAATGTGAATGCAAAACCTATCATCACGCTTGTGGGGTCTGGTGATTGTACGTTAACTATCAATGGTCGCAAGACCAAGCTACGAGGCGTGCAAGGTAAAATCACTCTTGATATGCAAGCTAACCAAGTGTACAAGGATAATCTGCCAGCGTGGGATAAGGTTGTACGGTCTCCACAATTCCAGATGCCTTATCTGGACGCTGGAAGAAACTTGATTAGTTGGGATGGCGATTTTGGAGTGTTTATGATCCCGAATTGGGGGGTTAAGCTATGAGGCCTATACTATTTAATAAAAATGAGACAGCATTTGATACCTATGGCCTTGGTGAGCTTAATGTAACCAAGGGTACAGTCACAAGGGAGCGTAACGGGAATTATACGCTATATGCTGAAATTCCCGTGAATGACCCTATGGTCTCAATCTTGCAAAAAGAGATGAAGCTAAAAGCTGATGCTGGACTAAGAACCAAAAATCAGACTTTTGAAATCTCACGCATCGTAAAAGATAGCAGTAACATTGTTAAAATCTACGGCCAACATATCAGTCACAAGCTAGAGTACATGGCTGTTAGAAATGGCACGGTCTTAAATGGTACAGCGTTTAATGCTCTATCGCTCTGGAGAAATGCCCTTATCGGTGATTATCGCTTCGACGTATGGTCTGATATCCAGACTAGTGCCACTACTACATTAAGCATTGATAAGGTGACTAATGCCCGTCTTGCTTTGGGTGGTGTTGAGGGGTCTATCCTTGATATCTGGGGCGGTGAGTATGAGTTTGACAACATGACAGTCAGACTGCATAAGCAATTAGGACGCACTGCACCAACCGTATTAGAGTACGGGCGCAATATCCTAAGTGCTGAAACAGATGAGACTATCGAGGACGCTTATACAAGTGTACTGCCTTTTGCGACATACACCCCAGAGAAGCCAGAGGGAGACACAAGCGATAGCCAGCCAGACCCTATCACGGTAACAATCCCAGAGAATTATGTAGATAGTAAATACAAAGCCTTGTATGCTCACAGACGCATCAAGGTCATTGATTTTTCTAGCGAGTTTAATAGCGATAGCAAAAAGAAAAATATTCCAACGGCTGACAAATTGCGAAAACTAGCTACTGACTACATGGAACGCAACGCAATCGGTAAGCCTAAAATCAATACCAAGATTGAGTATGTAGACTTAGCAAAAACGCTAGATTATGCAGACCGTGCTTGGATTGAAGAACTAGAGTTATGCGACATCGTGCCTATCTACTATCCACAGATTGGGTTGACAGATGAAACTGCCAAAGTTACCACTATCACTTATGACTTTGTGAACGAGCGTAATGCTAGCGTAGAATTTGGCGAAATCGGTACGAATGTGCGTGCCACGATGCAAAGTGGTCTTGCTGGTAAGGTTGATGAAATCGCAAAGGCGCAACAGAATTTTGAGAATAGTCTACCAGACTATCTGTTAAATGCTCAAGGAAACAAGGTCTGGTACAATCGTCCAGACGATAGCACAGAGCATAAAGTTGGTGATATATGGTTTGAGAAGAATGGCCTCTATGACCGAATGTATATTTGGAACGGGTCAATGTGGGAAAAACGCATTGATACCGAAGATGTGGATAAGGTCAAGAAAGAGGTTGATAAGCAACTAGAAGAAGCTAATAAACTAACCGCTATCGAGATTGAAAAAGCTAACGCAAATGCACGAGAGGCCTTGGTTAAAGCTGGCACAATCCCAGACACAGCTACGCTATCAGAACAGATAAAGACGTTTATTTTGAATAGCCCAGACTTAAACCAAAAAGTCACGGAAAGTCTCAATCAGACAGATGGCGGGGTTATCTATAACAAGATTTACCAAAATATCAGTCGAGAGTTTACAAGCAAACAGGATGGCGAGTATCTGGTTAAGCGTTTAGGCCAAACCAATAAAGACTTGGATGATATCACTGGCAAGATATCAAAACAAACTGTTGAATTCCAAAAGCTAACTGAAACAAACAAGCTCTATGAGCGTATCATCGGCACAAGCGAAACGGACGCACCCGATAAGCTCTCACGGCTTGTCATGTCTAGCGATATTTTCCAAACCGAAGTCGGGAAGTATGTCACAGATGATAACAACTTAATTGTTAATTCGCTGACAATGGACAAGAACACGCTTGTCGGTAACAACAACCCTAAAGCAAGCGTATCTGTTAGTGATGGCATTTTTACAATTAAGGCACAAGGCCTGACTGGTTACAACTGGTCAGGTTTTACTTTACCTATTTATGTAAAAAAAATATACAAGGGCGAAACTTACACGCTTGGTTTTAAGTACCGCATTAGGTATTATCCAGATAGCGGGTTCGCTTTTAACATTAAAAATCACGGGCAAAATAAGATTTTGCTATATTCTGATATCGGCAAGGATAGACCGCCCTTGCATGAATGGCAAGAGTTCCAAAAGACTTTCAAAGTTGAAGAAGATTTTGCTTTTGGCGAAGACGCAAACTATCCATTCTATATTTACCTTGCCAAGAATGGTTGGATTGAATTCAAAGAGCCTATTTTGGTTCGTGGTTCGAATACTGGGCCTTACAAACCAAGTCAATTCGACGACGCTTACAAGTCGGTTGAGGCTACACGGACGCAAATGAGCCTGCTCGCAGGATCGTGGTCAGTACGCAATATAAACAGCGCCGGGGACGTACTCAACTCAATCAATTTACTCGCTAATGGTACGAACCGAATAGACGGACGGCTAACGCATATCACGGGGCAGACCAAGATTGATAATGCAGTCATTAAAGATGGTATGATTGCCAACCTCAACGCTGATAAAATCACGGGCGGTACAATTGATGCCAGTCAGGTCAACGTTATCAATGTCAATGCTGGTAACGTGCTTGCTGGTACGTTAACTGGTATGACCGTTCGAGGTGGTCGGATCGAAGGCCTAAATGGCAAGATGTATATTGACTTGCAAAATAGTCAATATAACGTTTTAAACAACGAAGCCACAATCAGACGGATTGATGACACGAACTCATCGCAGTTTATATCCTTAAAAAAGAGTGGTTTCATTGCTGAAAAATTCAGAGATAGTAATGCTGCACTTATGGTTTTTGGAACTAACCACAATAAAGACCCTAAAGAGGTTGAACGTCACGACAACGATACATTCGCTGGCATCCGTATTTGGTCAGGCAAAGGCAATGGAACAACAGAAAGTCTCACTGAATTTATCGGCGATCGTGTTTTGATTTATAACAATAAAAAAAATCGTAGTCCTTGGAATTTTCACAATAATATGCAAGGAAAAGAAACGTATCTCTTACCAATGAATGAAAATGGTGTGAAGCATTATATTGGTCGAGGAGACTTTTTCTTGGAGGCGCTCTATTCAAGAAAAGTATTTTTAGCGAACGGTAAAGATGTGGGAGCATATCTTTGGGATTTACTTACTTGCTTTGGGATGATGGTTCGTTATGGCATGGTCACTGATAAGGCAATCAAGAACCATATTCAGGGTATCTTAGATGGCTACGGCTTTAAATAGAGGTAATGAATGAACACGACAGACAAAATCATAAACGATGTCGCAGTCCAACTTGCGAATAAAATTATTGAGTGCGCTAACTACAAGGCACTCTACGAAGAGGTACAAGAACAGCTTGAACAAGCACAAGCACGACTAAACGAAGTAAGCCAAACCCTCGAGGCAGACGAGGCACTAAAAGAGCTATTTGATGAAGTAGCCAAA